AGTTCTGCTGTCTGATACAAGAGGATAAATTGAATTGATAGAACTCACCTTATGAAGAGTTCTTCCGGATCGCGGTAGAGAAAGTTGCTAAACAGGTTGAATCGATCAGTACATCGAATAGAATGTATAATTTCTTTAGTAATATCAATTTTCTTATTGATACCGGCAGTATCATGCCTGGTCGAGATTATAAGATTGAGGTGCCGGGTAAACTCACTCTTAAAACCAAAGGAAAAGATACGGAAATAAAAGTCCTAGATCCTGCCGATACTCGTGTTTTATATTTGAACATGACTAACATCTATCCTCTTTATGCTTCACTGGCAAAAAATGAAGCCTTATCAATGCAGTCATTAAACACCTATTTTGAAAGTAATGAATCTTACATTGGTCGTGTGAGATCCACCCGTTTCCGGTGGCAGGAGGTGAAAGAAGTCCCGAAAGGGGATATCACTACCGGGATAGATGGAGAAATGATTACCGATAATACAATGAAACGGATCATGACCAATAAAGAAAGTAATACTTCCGCTGTCACGTTTAATTATGACAAACTGAAGGAGCTGTTGGATATTGATTTTGAGAGAGAAGAAAGGATTGAAGAGAAGGAGGAAACGCCTTCCTATCGTTTTTAGATACTGATAGTATTTTAAAATCCGGAGAACCGGCTTTATGGGATAGAACTGCCTTTGTTGGAAAGACAGGACGGATCGACCCAGGGAGCCGGTTCTTCCTTTTTATCTATTTTTTCCCCCGCACCCCCTTGATCTGAAAAAAGAAATAAGAAAGAGTTCCGCGATTTTGAAATGAAATCTTTGCCGGAAAAGCGACCAACAGACCAACGGACCAACAAACCCGAAACAATTTCAAAATATATAGAATATAAATATATAATAATCAATAATATATATAATAATAAAGAAGGTTGTTGCTTGTTGGTCACTGTTGTTTTTCTCTCTTTTTTGTTGGACGTTGTTGGTCGAATCGGTTTTGTTGGTCGTTGATAACATGACCAACAAAAGATTTTTTCTGTTGGTCGCTTTTTTATGAGTATAATTTTGTTATATGGTTGAAAATTAGTAAATTAGCCTTGTTTTTGATCGTGCTTGTTGGTCTGTTGGTCTGTTGGTCGCAAAAACATACGTATTTATAGAGTAAAAAAATAGCGAATTATCGGTCTAAATCTTCAAAATTGATATGGTTACTATAAAGATAAATATAAAAAAGCACCTGGAACAGTATCTTCGTGGAAAATTCAACGGTTGCCGTGATGGGGCTGTTGTTCTTCCGGATCACTTAGATTTGTATCATGTATTATTTGATTTGATGTCACGGCGACCGGAGGATTGCCCTTTGGATTGTGGTACGTTTGAAATTGCTTTGCCAGACCGAAGATGTGGAAAAGATCCTGCATATTATAATTATTTAAGCGAACGATCTCAGAGGATATTCGAACGTAAGGTTGAAGTGATGTTTTTCGCCGAGGTACATGATTATGCAGATACAAAGAAACACATCGAGGGAATTGAATATGCTGAAAGTATCTTTCGTTTTATGCGTATTTATGATATTACGGATATTTCCGAAGATGCTTTGCTGAAAAATTATTATCGCTGGCGGAAGAAGGTACGGAGGGATAGTAGAAAACGTTCGTATAATAAATGTTAAATTTGTATATGTTTTACTCCGACCAAGTGTACTGATTTGTCCGGTTTGGTGACAAAATGTTGACAAAAGTGGCTAATGTTTGATAATCAATTAATTATGTTTTGTTATGGCTGATAATATGGGAGGCATATCAAATGTCTGGTTTATTTTCTCTACGAAAGTGGAACGTGTTGTTGAAACAGAGCTATCCGCTTCTGTTATTTTAAAGTCCGGAAATGATTGGATGCCGATTAAGCCGGGACGCTATGGAGTAACGGTAAAAGTAGATCCGCAGGATTCGGAATCAGGTATGCTCTATAATATTACGGCAACAATTCAGGTTCCAAGGCAAAATCTGGATAACAATGCGATTGAATATTGTAAACGGTTGAATCGGTTGACTACAATTATGAAGTATCAAAATTTTGATGGTGACATTTTTATACTCGGTTCTCCGAGCTATCCATTGCGATGCCGGTTTGAAATTTTACATCCATCCAATCCAGGGGGATATAGTGGGTATAAGTTGACTGTTACAGGTAAACAACTCTCTCCGCAACTGAGACTTCAAGATTAATAAGTCCTTTACACCTTATATATATAGGTATATCATTGCACAAAAAACAGTGATATGCTTTATCTGCACAATATTCTAGGGGGAGTTTGGTTTGTTGAAGAAACCTTCGCAGCAAACTATCTTCCCCTTATTACATCTTATCTTACTACTCCGATTGCTGTTACCGGTCATCCGCGTAACGCTCTTCAGGAAGAAGAACGCACTGGTGATAACTCTGTACAGTTTGCAGCCATTAAGAACGGAGCCTACCAAATCAGCGATTATGGTGGATGGAGTGCTCCGGAGGATGCACCGAAGAACTCAGTAGCTATCATAAATATAAATGGTGCAATCACCAAATACGATCAGGATTGTGGGCCTTCTGGTATGCTAACTAAAGCAAACTTATTGGCACGTTGTTATGCCGAAGATAATATCAAAGCCATAGTGTTGAACATTGATTCGGGGGGCGGTGAAGGTATGGGATGTCGGATATTACAGGAAGCGATCAGCCAGCGTAATAAACCGGTAGTAGCTTTCTGCAACGATTTTGTCGCATCTGCAGCTTTTGGTATTGCAGCATCATGTGATCGGGTGGTAGCTAATTCGACTGTTTGTCGGATCGGGTCTGTTGGTACCTACATGACGATTGTGGATGCAAGTAAGCGATTGGAAAATATGGGAGTCAAACTGGTTGAAGTGTATGCAACCAAATCGACTGACAAAAATCAAGAATTTTACAAAGCTATACAGGGTGATACAGCCCCTCTCAAAAAGGTGTGTGATACCTACAACGAGAATTTTATCTCCAGTATCGCGAATGCGCGTGCTGGAGTGATTGACGAAGATCAGAGCACCTGGGCTACCGGTAAGATGTTTTTTGCTCCTGAAGCGATCAGCCTGGGGATGATTGATGAGATAGATACTTTTGAAAATGTACTTAATTATTTTAATACATAGTGATTTATGAAGTGGTTGAAAGATGATGCGTATAACGCAATGAAACAGGCTGCTGACAACTGGAACAAGCTTCTTAATCAGGTTCTGGGGGATGCTCCAGAAATGAAAGTGGAAGAAGTCACAGTTGAAGTATTGCTTGAAGCATTTGAGAAAGGTAGTGCGGATGCCGGGTTGCAGGAACAACTGGCTACTGCACAGAATGAATTGAAACAGAAGAACCAGCAGGTTGAACAGCTTCAATCTGATCTGGCAGAACTAAAGGGGACACCGGTTACAAAACAATCGGAAGCTAAGGTTAATAATGAACCGGGAGCCGGAGCAGAGGACATCAAAGACTTTGCGGAAAAGCACGACGGAGATACGCTTGCTATCATGGCTAAAGCGCAGGAAACAGGATTTTTTACACATAAGTAACAGACATGGCAAAACAAGGATTGTTAGATATTGAAAAGCTGAAACGTTATGCTATTGATTATGACGGCGTACTTCGTACGTTGCCGTATTTCACATTTCAGGCGTTTGCTGCAGATATGAAGCTGAACGTAATTGAAATTGAGAACGAGGATGTAATTACGAACGCCCGCCGTAAGGCCGGACATACAGGCCCGTACAAAGCTGGTGCGGAAATTAATTATCCGAATGAGATCGGTAAAATCGTTGAAATGTCCATCAAACCGGAACTGACAGTTGCCCGTCTGAAGGATAATATTTTGAACTACTCCGAAAAGAAAATTCTTTCTAACGCGGGACAACGTGTAGATCACACGACGAAAAAACATCCGATGGAAAAGTTTGTAGTAGATAGCCATATCATCAGTCATTCTGAAGATGTGACTTTCTCCGCTTTTTTCGCTGAACGTAATGATAACGTATTTAGTCCGATGACATCATTCACCGGCTTTTTTCCGTGGATTGATCATTTCAAGACGACGAATGACATTAATATGGCTAATCGCAACCTGGTACGCACAGGCGTTTTCGCCGGTGGTGATGGTGTGAATGATTATGATCGTCTTGTTAACTTCCTTCGTGCAGCGCATCCGTTCCTGAAACGCAGTGCGATACTTTATTATTCCGATCAAATCGAAATGATTTGTAAGGAAGCATACCGTCAGAAGGTCAATGCTTTTGCCCGTCCATCAACAGAAGATTTTTGGAAAGCTGTTAAAGATGATGCCAAGTTCCCCGGTTTACAACCCATTACACATGAAGCTTATGGTACAGGCCATGCTTTGATACTGATTCGTCCGGGTATGATGGACTTTGGGGTAAATACACAAAAGGCAACTCGGTTTGTTCAGATCCGTGATATTTTCGAAGATCCGAACGAACTTCAGTTCTGGCTTCAGGCTGGTTATGGTACCCGTTTTCAGGATATTCATCAAAAAGTATTCCAGGTAAATGAATTTACCAATGAGGGAGTAGACTTAGCAGGTGACTATGTAACCGGTGCAGCTGTAACTGTAACCATTACATCAGCAGAAGCAGTTGAAGCTGGTGCCGAATGGAAACTTGGAGAGAACGGTGAATGGATGAAGAGTAATGATACTTTACTTGGTGTTCCGGATGGTACACATACCATCTACTATAAAGAGGTGACAGGCTATACAAAACCAGAAAACGGTAGTGTGACAGTTTCTGAAGGTAAAGACTTTACTGCGTCTGGTATTTATACCAAGTCCTGATAACTAATAAGGAAGGGCATTCGTGCCCTTTCGTTTGTTTTACATAATATACATAATATAATGAAAAATATCAATAAAAATCTAGTGTTGTTGTTCTTGGTCGCATTGGTATGCGCCATCTGTATAATTCCTGACATATCAACTGACGGAGTGATGTGTGCCGCAGTATTTGGCCCGGTACTTTGGCCGGCCGGATCTGATAATATGGGTGGATATAAAGGCCGTCTTGCCTTTATACCTGAAGGTGGGGTTACTGTAGTGCCAGCTTTGCCCAAAGAACCAAAAGAAGCCGCTGATTTTGTGACGGCAACCGGTGCTTTTACATTCGTGAAAAGTGGGGATAAACCAATACCTATCTATGCAACTCGTGCTACGGTGGGGTATAAAGCAGAAATACAGGGAGAAACGGACTGTAAGAGTTATAAGATTACCGGCGAGTTCTTCCATCCGGGTAGCAAAATCGAAGCGGCTGCTTTTGCCCGTCAGATTTGTAATACTCCAGGTTACCTGATTATCGAGAACGGTGAACATCAGCAGTTGATTGGCCAGGAGGGTTATCCTTGCATGGTTACTGCTTCTTTCGATGGGGGTAAAGCTCCTGCCGATAAACGAGGCTGGTCTTTCACCTTCGAGGCCGACAGTGTTGCGCCAATGGTTGTGATGGGAACGCCTATCGACCTTTCCGAATTGTTTACAGGAGTGGCTTCTACTCCGGAAAATCCTGGATCTTAATGGAAAAGATAACCTTACAAAACTGGTTAGCCAACCGTCAGCGTAGATATGCTGACGGTGTGGCTCTCTTCCGTTCTTTAGCTCCGGAAGAAATGAAAAGTAAATACCTTTCGTTTTTTAGTGAAGTTGCCGATGCACCTCAGTTTGATAACCATTACACAGTACTGGTTAATAAACTGACATCCATTACCCGCATGGCAGGAGCTAGACCGCAAATGATGGCGGTTGAAGTAGCTGCAAAAACGATGGTCACGGCTGTTGCCGTTGCGAAAGCTGCTGATGCAAAGGCGAATGAAGTACTAGGTGACAAAGTGCTGAAGGAAATACTGGTAAAAGAAACAGAGTTGTTTGCCCTTCAGGACAAAATCACAGCTTTGGAAGATGATAACGAGGATAAATCGGAAGAAATAGCCGCTTTAGAATCCGATTTGGAAGAAGCACAAGAGGAACTACAGGAGTTGCAGGATCGTTTGGCCGTACTTCGTCCGGGTGCAAAGATTGTAACTTATACATCCTTGCCGGATAATATTCGTTTGATCTTTGATCGTGTTCGCTATATTACCCCGCTTTATGCATCTCTTTTTACTGAGATGCAAAATGAATCACTCACTCCGGAACAACGGGCACCTATTGCCAATCAAGTGCGTGATCTTTGGATAGAGCGCGCCGGCTTATGGGATCAGATTGATGCCTGGGCAGAAGGTAAACATGTAGCTTTGAAACTTCAAGAGAAACGGACTGAAGAATTACCGACCGATCAAGTTCTAAAGGGGATGCAGATTGCAAATCGTATCGAACGACTGAAAGAAAATATACGGCGTACGGAGGTGTCTATTTCTAATCATGACAAGAATGGAAAAAAGAACCTAAAGCAAAAAGCAGAGCAGCGTCTGGAAGTGTATCGCAAAGAACTGGCTGAATTGGAAGGCATGAAATAATGAGTACTAAAGCTTTTGAAGAACTGCTCACAACTGGATTAGATTTAGGGGTGAAGGGTTTTCATCATAAAGGAGAATGGGCAATACATGAGGCATTGACTGTTCTCCTTTCTCGTACAGGTCCGGCCAGCGTGATGATGGAGACGTTTAATGTTTCAGAAGATGCACTCCGGCCCATGTTTTTTGAAGTGGAAGCCAAGCGTATTACTGATCTCCGATTAGTATTGGATATGAATGTGAAGCGGCACAAGCTTGAAATGCTACTGTTTGCTGCCGGTATTACATCAGGGATTCATTTAGCTTCCTGTCATGCGAAAATATTGCTCATACGTAATGACCGGTATCGAATAGGCATTGTAGGAAGTGCAAATGCTAATCAGCCTATCCGGTATGAGGCTGGAATTATATTTACAGATCCGGGGTTGTTTGCCTTTTTTGAAGAGACATTCAACCGAGTGTTTAATGATGATTCAATACCATTTGAATGGAACTCACAGTAGAACAATTAAGTGAACTGGAAGAAATGTCGGCCGCGCTGTTACCGCCTTCGGAAATTGCAATCCTAATGGATATTCCGGCGGATCAGCGCGATTTGTTTTGTGAAATATGCAAGACGCATAAATTGTCTGCCATATATACAGCCTATCAAAAAGGTAAACTTAAAACAAAATATGATTTACGTAAAACGGTTGTCAAGCTGGCTAAGGCCGGATCACCGGCCGCAGAACCGTTAGCGGATAAATATATGTTAGAACAAATATCTAAGGAATAATGGCAAAAGAACTTACTTCTTATGATAAGATAGAAATGGTCCTCTTCAAAGGTCGGGAAGATGCAGCTCAATATCTTTCTGATCGAGAATTGCAACAAAAGGAAAGATGGATGTTATGTGTATCGAAGTTACTGGAAAATCCCATAACGATGGATCAGGAGCTTGTAACTTTCCTTATTGGTGGGTGTGGTGGTGTTTGTTCTCCTGTATCCCAGGCAACAGCTTATAGGGATGTGGCCGCTATAAAAAGACTTGTCGGTAATATACAACTGGCCAGTAAGAACTGGTATCGTCACATAATTATTGAATCAGCAAAAGAAGGTATCAAAATTGCCAAAGAAGCGAAAGATCCAAAAGGTATTGCAGCTAATGCTGACAAGATAGGTAAATATACTCGTGCCGATAAAGAAGATGATGATATAGACCGTACCGGTTGGCAACCGCCAGTGTTTGAACCTTCAGATGATTTAACGTTGATGGGAGATGAGTTTAAACCGATTCCCAACCTTGAAGAGGAGCGAAAAAGCTTTAGAGCTATCTTTAAAAATGATCGTGATATAATAGATGTTGAACCAATAACTGATAGCAATGGTATTGACGACTGATGCCTTTGCTCGTAAAGGGCAAGAAGTACAACGAAAATTTTTCAATAAGATGCAGCGTATGGGGATGGCTATCGCTGCTCACGATGAGTATTGGGTATGTTCGCGCGGTACAGGTAAATCGGAGGGATTGGATGCTCGATTTATTCTGCGTAATGTTTGGGCTATGCCACGGAGTACCGGCGCACTAATCTCTCCCTCTTATGCTAAAGCTTGGGGAAATACACTACCTGCTATTATTCATGCCTTAGCTGAGTGGGGATACATGGAGGGTATTCATTATTATGTGGGTCGTAAAGCTCCTGATTCGGCAAACTTTAGAAAGCCCAAACGTTTACCTGTTCGTAACGCCTGGGAGAATTGTATACATTTCTGGAATGGAACAGTGATTGTTGTACTTTCTTTTAGTCAAGGAATGTCGGCAAATTCCATGTCGCTCGATTGGGTAATTGGTCCGGAAGCGAAATTTTTGGATTATGAAAAAATAAAATCAGAGGTAAACCCTGCAAACCGTGGTAACATTCAAGATTTTGGGCAATGCCCTTGGCACCATTCTGTTATGTACACGACAGATATGCCAACGGTTAAATCCGGACGTTGGATATTGGATAAAATCAATGAAATGAGTACTACACATATTAACCTGATCCGGAATCTTTATCGTGAAATGAAACTCACAGAATGCCTTCCTGAGCAAAATGATTATACCGTTCGTAAATATAAAGAGTTGCGACGTGATTTGATGCTTGCACGGCATTATCAGCCACCTATTAAAAAGGAGCGTGGGAAAACACGTGAATATACTGTGTTCTATGGTGAGTATGATATATTTGATAATATGGAGGTTGTTGGTAAGGACTTCATTTGGCAAATGTACCGTGACTCTCCTACATTAGTATGGCGTACAGCATTCATGAACGAACGACTTTTCCGTGTCGCGAATGGGTATTATTCTGCTTTGGGTGAACACCACTTTTATACGCCTGGCGATACCCGTTATATGGGTAGTATGGGTGCGGACTGGAATAAACTGCAAACGGCCGGTTGCCTGGCTGATGGTGATCTCGATATGGACGCTCCGCTCATTATTGCTTTCGATAGTAATTCTGCTATCAATACGGCGTGTGTGTGTCAGGTACAAGGCCGCCAACTCCGGACGTTGAAAAGCTTTTTTGTTAAGACACCAGCGAAATTGGATGAATTGGTACGTCAGGTATGCGAGTACTACAAATATAAAATCAAACGTGATATCATCTTTTTTTATGATCATACATTTGTCTGGACGACTGGTAACAGTGCCGAATCTTATAAAGATACCATCATTCGTATCTTGAATGAATATAGGTGGGATGTGACAGACATTTATATAGGGCAGACCAGCCGCCATGACTGGCGACATGAACAGATAGACCGTGCATTAAAGAATGATCCGGATCTACTCTATCCTGTATTCAATATGTACCACAATGAGTTTTTAAAATTGGCAATGGAACAGACTGCCGTTAAGGTTGGTAAGAACGGCTTTGAAAAAGATAAGAGCCCGGAAGCTACTGAGGATAGTCCTGATGCACCGGACGAATACAAGACACACGTCACCGACGCATGGGACACGGCATTTGTTGGTGCAAACTTCTTTATGCCGGATCTTGCGGTTGCAAGTGGTGGCATCATTTTTTTACATTAAATCGGTAGGCGCATTTCATGCGCGATCCATTTGAGGGGGCAGCAGATAAGGCGAAAAACCGAATCTGCTGCCGCATTTTTTTCGGAGGGCGCTGCGTGGTCTGTTACCAGACAATGAGAAAACTACGTTTTCCCATACCCCCTTTCCTTTTAAAAGTCAATGAATTGACTTTTTTCTTTTGAGAATACAGAGAGAAACAGGTGGAATATAAAAAAGCCACCTGTTAAGGTGGCCCTAAATGAGTGATTATAATAGAGACTTGTCGAGGTGTCAGCAGCCGTTGGCCGCTATGATAACCGGCATCGATAATCTCTTTATGTAGTGCAGTGTTCAGATTTATCCATCTTTTTAATTGGCAGGATGCCGATGCTGGTGCGCTGAACGGGAAATAAAGCAGAGCCAATTCCTGTAATCCGTAAGCGCGTATGGTGAAATTCTCCATATACTTGACTGTATTATATTTAATTACTCAAATTTACTGATAATAAGCTTTAAAAGAAAAGGGTGCACCCTCTTTTTCAGAACGGTGCACCCTTTTTGCTAGAACGATGCGGGCTTTACCGCTTTTATTCAATCACCGGACGGTCATCTTCTCCTGTCTCCTTTGGCTTTTCGGGTACTACTTTTTCAAAAGTAAGTACCTTAGCCTGTTCGCGGAGTGCCTTGCCGGGAGCAAAGGTGTATTTCGGACGGCGAATTTTACTTGCATTAAACTCCTTTTCCGTTACCGTCCCATTACTGCCGAAGGTTACGCGGAAGTTTCCGAACTCACCCAGCTTCACGATCTTGCCGTCGCTAAGTTCCAGTTTCATCACATAGATAAGAGAATCAAGCACTGCCTTTACGTCCGCACTTGATACCGTACTACGTTCGCTAATCATGGAGCAAAGCCGTTCCATATCGCTTGTTCCCAACGATTTTGCCTGCGCATAATAAAGTTTTGCCCCTGCTGTTGCGCCTTTGTGCATGTCCCTGCGTTGAACTAATTTGTAAGTAGTTGCCATTTTGTTGATTGTTTTGAAGTGAATAATAAAGACTTGTGTCGCGAACACAGACGCAAAGGTGACGGAAAGGAATTTTACTACATCAGGATTGATGTAGATGTGTAGGGTTGTGCATAGATACAAGGGGATAAGAAGCTATTCACGCAACATTTATTCCCGCTTGTTTGTTCTTTTATTGAACATCTACCCAAATCCTAAAGCAACAGGAATTGCTGCAAAAGTATCGATTTTATATTACTTTAGTAGCGTATTCTTGCACATGTTTGAAATATTTGTGTAGATTTGCATCATAAAATTAATAGAAACGGAGGTATATTATGTGTATATTCAAAGAAATCGGCAAGTTCGTTAAAAACGGCGCCTCTGTTTTCAGTGAAGCTTCAAAAGGAAGTTATAGCCGTCAATCAGAAGCCATTCGCTCTATTGAGAAAGAGTTTTTTTCAAAAGATGAAGGTTCGTTTGTTGATGACAAGTGTAACCTTACCAAGGACAAAGAGAATGTAAATCGTGACATTCGAAACTCTTACAACAAATTAAAAATTAGATTATGAACAAAAGAACATCTATTTCAATTGGGGTTGTTGAACGTGCTAATAGCCGTTTGATGCGTGATGGAATTAAAGAGTCTTGTTCAATAAATGCTCATCGCGCATGTGACTCTATATCTGTCTCTGTCAGATATAGAGGAGAAAATTTTTCACAAACCATCTCTAAAAAAGATATAACAAAAGCTTTTGAAAAATCAGTAAAATCAGTAATAGGTGCAACGAAATTATAATTTCATTTATAAGGAGTTAGTGGAGAATGACTATGATATTGTTGGTCATATTGCATATTCACTATATAAAGCTGATAAAATAAAGTTTATTGAAGACTTTAAATCAAAAAACAGCGGAAAAGAACCAGACGATATTGACTTAAAGCCATTTCATGATACATCGTGTTTGGAAGGTCCTATTGAAAGGTATAAATTAACAGCATCTTTTATTTTACAACAATTTCTTGACAACACACTTGAAGAATCGACCAAAGAAATTGAAGACAAATGCATGAAGGATCACAGACAAATGTTATCTTCTGTAATTCAACCATTGAAACCTAAAAGTGTGTTTAGGCAATTTTGGTTTGGAGTATCGCAAAGTATCATTGGAGCATTTGTTTTTGCATTGATAATGGCAGGCATTGGTTTTATAGCACTGTTTAAAACAAATGATATTAATTTTAGTATCACAACTCCACAAGGGAATACTACTGCGGTAAAAATAAATCCAACCGACACAATCCCTAATAATATTCAAAAGCCGACCCAATAAAAGTCGGCTTTTCTTTTGCCATCCCGAAAACTTTCCCCATATTTGCAGTGCTAAAAACCCATAGTGAGGGCTTCACTAAACCGGAGAGCAACGGATAATGCTCAATTTTTGGGCTTTTTTTATGTCCAAATTGTATGATATAGGCGGCTGCCTTTCCCATCACATTTAGTCTCTTCGGAGTGAACTACTGTGGGTTTTTAGCGAAACGGGAAAGTGCAGCCGTTCTTGTGCTTCAGCCGATAGGACTGTTTTCTATCAAAAGCTAAAAACCCATAGTAGTATGAAGTCAAATTCATTAACCGTACCTGTTACCGGAAGCCGGAAGCGCGTACAAGTATCTAATCCGTCAGCCTGGGAAACAGTAGCCCGTTTGTATAATTTCTATCCAAAGGCTGTTACTCCCTGCAAAAATGTCTATGAAGCTAAGATGTACACAGCCGCTTTATTGGCTGTTCTCTCCATGTGTTTTTTACCACTCGTAATTGCGGCCTGTTGGGTATATTTCTCTGCAAAGAAAGGAGATCTGTCATGACTGTTAATAATTTGGAAGAAGCCCGGTTTCTCATTTATTTTTACGAAAAGAATAATCAAGAGTTAAAGCAGGAGCGGACAAAACTATACGAGGAAATTGCCTTATTGAAAAATCGACTGTCTGAACAGCGTTCCCCGCTTCGCAGAACAACTATAATGACTGTAACAAAAGGAGGAAAGGCTATATGACACAAAAAGAAGCTATTCGTCTGCTTGACATCGTAACCGATGTGAACGGGCAGTATACAAAACAGGAACGTATTCGTGCCGCGATGCGGTTGGAAGAATTACTTCGGTTACTATTACCGGAATAGAATGAAAGCCCTGCAAGAAATGACTTGCGGGGTTTTTTTATGTCCTTTTGGGTGGGATGGAGTGGTTGCATCTTTGTGGAAAATATTGATCACGATGATAGTACAGACTTTTGCCCCGATCGTGGAGCGTATTTTGATGAAAGTGCAGGAAGTTCTGGCCTCCTCCTGGGGATGGTTAATGAGTTTTCTCGTTTTTGTCTTGAATTTTATGGCTCCGGTCAAATACGCCTTTGCAGCTATGGGGCTGGCGATCCTGATGGATATGCTTTTTGGTATGTTATCGGCTTGGAAACAAGGTAAATTTCTGCTGTCCCAGAGTGGGAGAGATACACCGGCAAAGGTTATCGTATATGGTGGTTTTATGCTGGTTGTGTATGCTACTGAACGGATATTTGGTGACGATGCATCACTTTTGACGAAAGGTGGATGTGCTCTGGCTTGTGCCTGTGAGCTGTGGAGTATGTTAGGGAGTGTATTGATTATTTGGCCGAAGATGTTGTTTCCGAAGTTACTGAAACTACAACTTCGGGGAGAAATAGAGTCGAAATTAGGTAAGAACATCAGTAATATTTTAGATAAGGAGGACAAGAATGACAAAACAAGCCAGGGGAATCCGGAACAATAATCCGGGGAATATCCGTAATTCGGAACGTAACGACTGGAAAGGTGAAGTTGCAAAAGCAGATAAAAAGGATCTGGCTTTTGAAGAGTTTGAAACGATGTCGGACGGAGTACGTGCCATGATGAGACTACTGCTGAAATATCAGCGTTCGTACAATCTGCATACAGTTAAAGAGCTCGTGGAACGCTGGGCACCACGAAATGAGAATAATACAGCGGTTTATGTGCGCACCGTTTGTAAGGAAATGCAAATGCCGGAATGTTGTGGGGTGGATCTTACCGATAAGGGAACCATGTGTGCCCTTGTGGATGCGATGTGCTATGTTGAAAATGGCGTACATATTGATATGGCAGACATTGAAGCAGGCTGGGAGAAGATGTGAATGAGGTATTGTATTTATGAACTTCCTTTCGGATGGTAAAGATTATGGAATATGGACGAATATTGGTGTTGGCCGGAATTTTGGCTGGGTGTTTGTTGGGTTGCTCTGTCAATCGCTCTGCTGGTCGTAGTGATAATAGAAGGGCACAGGAGCAGAGTCGATACGATTACCTTTATGCTCAAACTGATGCAAAACTGGCCTCCTCCACCTCTGTCGTGGACCGATGGAGAAATATTCGGATCATCCGGAGAGATTTCGATCTTGACCGACAACCGGATGAAAACGGCCGGTTCCCGGTCAAATCAGAAACTGTTATTGAAGGAAACGAACAGCAGACGGAAAAAACGGAAGAGGCAAGCAAGGAAGATACTGAGACTAAAAAACAAGAAACAGGTACTAAAAATCTTGACCTGCAAACCGATCGGACCGAAACTGGGGAGTTTAATGCTGAATCTGGGAAAAACTCCCTATGGTGGTGGCTGATCGGCGTACTAATGGCTGTAATCGGTATTATTTATCTGTGGTGGAAGTATGGAAAAAAGGATAAAACAAAGTGATGTCTGGGAGTTGATGCAAACGAAGGATGAACGGGGAAGGTATAAGATGTTTTCTTTTTCGTATGTGCGGTTGAATGAGAGTCGGGAAGGCAATGGCCGGCCCGGCTCTATTGAACACTATGAGGCCGCGGTATTTAGTTCGATACATGCGAAGGGCTCGACGGTCAATATCCGGATAAAAGGAGAACGGTTCCCGCGTAAATTCATCCGTTGTATGATTGTCCGGATTAACGGTAAAAAAATATATGCATAATGACAAAGAAACATATATATGAGTTTGGCAATACTGCTTTTCTTCAGGGGGCCGGTGCCGCTGTTGTAATGACGGAAGATGTCGGGTTTCTGGAAGATAAAAAATTTACGGCTACTACCGTAACGCCAGCGAAAGGCTCAACGGTCGCTAAGAAAGAAATAGATTTTGTTCCGTTCGGCCATGATGATAAGTTGCCGCTTATTATCATGAAAAAAATACAAGAGAACACGATCGTGGGAAGCAATATTGAGTTTAAATCGAACATGGCTTATGGCGATGGTCTTACGGTATTTCGCAGAACGAAAAGTGAAGGAGAGATTAAGATTGACGAATTGCTACCTGATGACGCTCCGGATATATTTCAATTTTTGTCTGACAGCAATTATATGAGAGTCATGCAGGAGGTTGCTGCTGACCTGGTTGTGTTTGGTGATGCTTTTGTACACTTATCCTTTGGAAAACGTTTAAAAAATGATAAGCCGAAGGTTGTACAGATATGGCACCGGGAAATGTGTTTCAGCCGGATAAGTAAGCAGGATGAAAATACAAAACGAATCGAATATCATGGTTATTCTTCGCAATGGGGAGAGCAGAATGCACCGGATGATGTGATAGTAACCCGGTTACTTGATCGGAAATCACCTCTTTATGATCTGAAAGTCCGTACAGGGCTGGTTATTAATCCTGATACAGGTGAAAAGGAAGATGAAGGAGAAAGCGGTTATACGGTCAGTCTTAATATGCCGGTTCCCGGTCGATACTATTACAATCGCCCGTACTGGTGGAGTATTTTCCTCGATTGGTACGAGTTCAGTTGTGCTATACCGAAATTTAAGAAAGCCCTCTTAAAAAACCAGATGGTATTGAAATATCATGTGTCAATCAATATGAGTTTTTGGCCGAAACTCTATAAAGCTGAAGGTATTACTGATGCAGATGCTGATAAACAAGTTGCCTGTAAAAAGAAATTTTTGCAAAACCTGAATGACTTTCTATCCGGAGAAGAAAATGCGGGTAAAAGCTTTGTATCACATTTCCAGTATGACCGGATCAATAAATATGAGGAAAATGATATTATTATCAAGCCATTGGAGTCGTTTATTAAAGGTGGTGAATACATAGAGGACAGCGAGGAAGCCACGAACGTGATCTGCAACACAATGGCGGTACATCCGTCGCTGAAAGGTGCATCACCCGGCAAGTCAAAGAATATAAACGGAACCGAGGCCCGTGAGCTGTTTATCATTGCACAGGTGTTGTTTAAACCACTCCGGGATATGATGTTATTGCCGCTTTATTTAGCCAAAGAGATCAACGGGTGGGATAAAAATATTGAGTTCGGGGTTAAGAATATCATGTTGACCACACTGGATAAAAATACGGGATCGGAAAAGAGTATTGGAAACGAAAAAGTTTAAACCATGATACAGCCATTTATAAAGACGATTGATGATTTGAGACAGACTGTAAAAGTAAATGCTTCGCTTACTTTTTCGGTCATGGTTCCCTATCTGGATGATGCTTATGATAAGTATATTCTTCCTTATTTGGGTGAAGCTTTGGTTAAGAGGTTATCTGATAACTCGGATAATACCAGCGATTTAAAGCTTTTTGTTTTGGTCGCCCGTGCATTAGGTCCATTGGCTTTGTCGCTGGCTAGTCCAGAACTGGGAGTGTTAATTGGTGACAGTGGTCATACTGTAACACGCAATGATAAGTTGACTGTTGCCAGCGACCAGAAGATTGCCAGGTCGGAACAAAGTATGCAGGAACGCGGGTGGAGAAATCTCGATCAGTTGCTCGAATATTTGACTGGTCATTTGGAAGAATATCCGGAGTGGAAAGACAGCCAGTATTATCACCGAACGGCTACCGGCAAGTACCTGAACACTGCGAAAGAGTTTCAGGATTTTGGAAAAGTAAATATCAATTACTCGCAATTGACATTTGAACACTTCCGACCGTTGCTGGATGCGCTTGAAATGAAGTTGCAGAGGTGGATCGGTCGGGCATTGGATAAATCGTTACGTGAAGAGTTGATAACGCCGACTGATCCGGTACGGCAGGAACTTATAGAATATATCCGTGTCTGGTTGGCTATGAATGTAGCGAAACTGCATACCAGTCAGACAACCCGTGTTCAGCGTACGGCAGCCGGACAACTGGAGTTCTATCCGTTTATCTATCCGCTTTATGCCGATCCGGTAGACAGCGGTAATTTTTACGCAGAACAGGTGACTGCGATGGAAGCAATGATAACGGATTTTATGGTTGTAAATGCTATTGATTTAGGGATACCGGCACCGGAGACGTTTGATTTTAATTCAAGAGACAAACACATATTCGTATCATGAGAAAGATTACAATTAAAGGAAAAAACTATTTCGTTCCAGGAGACTGGAACGAATTGACGGCAGAACAACTTTGCTTTCTCGCTGTCATATTAACGCAACGGTGCACGGTACAGGAAGCTAAACTGAAAATGTTGCTGTTCTGTCTGGGTGGCCGTATCTGTGGCTATCGTAGAGCAACCGGCAATGGTTATGCAGTTTCTCTTCCTGGCACGAATGTTTATCTAACACCTGAGCAACTGACAGTATTAAGTGCTGTGTATGATTTCCTGTTTTGTGAAACTGATAAAGGCTATGAATTGGATATCCGGTTGACGAAGAATCCATTCCCGCTATATGTGACAAACAGTATGGCATTGGCTGGGCCAGAGGATGGTTTGACGAATATTAGCTATGGACAATTCATAATGTTGCAAAGCTGGCAGCAACAAATGAAGAATGATTTTGAAACGGCACTTGATAGTTTCTTGTCTGTGATTTGGAAAGACAGTATGTTCACGATCAGTGAGGACGGTTCGGCTACTTGGTTTAATGATGTAGATCCAGCAGTGAAAACAGTTATGTTCTGGTTTTTTCTGGGTAGTATGCGTTTTATTCAAGAGAAATTTTCCCGTGTGTTTCCCTCCGGTAATAGTGAGGGAGGGGACATATTCGATATACAGCAACGTATTGTTGACGAGATGGCCTCCGGTGATGTCACCAAGAAAGAGCAGGTAAAGCATTGTTTGCTTTACGATGCGCTTTACACGCTCGAAATGGCGATTGAGCGAGACGAAAAGATGAAACAGAAGAATAAATAAAGTTTTACTTTAGTATTAATATGTTATTAGGTTAGTATTTAGCCGCTCTGCCTGTGATAGGTGGGGCGGTTTTGTTTTTTATTAACAAATAAATATGCAAATGGATATTGATAATATGCAAAAGAGTATTATCTTTGTATCGTTATCATGATGACGCTTGAAGGGCTAAAAGCCCGAATGGAAGAACTAATAGGCGAATTAGAATTTCATTCCCGTTTCTTTTCCATGATCCTGGCCGAGGAAATGGCAACGGAAACGGAACTGCTGGAAGCAATTGATGAAATGCTCGATGAATACATCGAATTGAGTAATCAAATTGAAAAGTTTCAGAGTTGAACAGACGAGGGGACCCCAGGCCGGGGAACCCTCCGTCTGATCATCTATTAAAAAGGAGGATATAATATGAATGCAGAACAAAAACTGAAAGATTTAATGTCTGAATACCGTTCGTTGAAAACGGATGAAGATAAGACTGCTTTTGATGGAAAGATGGCTCAGGCATTGGCTGAAATGAATCCGGAAGAGCGTAAGGCTTTCCGGAAAGCGTTCCTTACTTCTGCCCGGCGTACTGTATCTGAAGCGAAAGAGATACGGGAAGAAGCTGAAATGAAGCTGCTGTTAAGTGGTGTAGATAACTATTTATCCCTTTCGCAGATCGCTCAGGATTATTTTGGAAAAACTCGAAGCTGGCTTTATCAGCGTATAAATGGGGCCATCGTGAATGGTAAACCTGCTCAATTTACTCTGGAGGAACAACAGCAGTTATCAAATGCTTTATTAGATATCAGTAATAAGATAAAGGATACGGCTCTTAAATTGGGAGTTCATTGATAACTGACATTATCAATCTGGAGAGGTCTGGCAGTTTGTCAGGCCTTTTTTTATATACAATTCAATATCTTGGGCAGATGAACTGACTGTAAATCCTTTAGCTCTTCCTTCGTGGGCTTTAATGGCATACTTAACACAACGTTCGCGAAGACGTTGCTCTCTAATTGTACGAATGTAGTCGAAGATTGATTTCATGTTCTAATTCTTTTATGCAAAAATATATGGTTTCTTTGCCATCTCAAAAAAATTTCCCAATTTTACAGTGCCCAACAAAAACAATACATGAATCCCTATACAGTGTAACAGGTAGTCAATCCTGTTTCGGTTATGTTTTCCGATGGGCGCACTGTATAGGGATTCTCCATTTTTTGTAATGAGAGAAAAGTTACTAGATCGTATATGGCATGAAATGAAACAATCCAGCACAAACTTTTTCTATGCAGAACTTTTACTGGATAAACAAAAAAGCGATTGTATTATATATAAAGCGGTCATAACCCTTGTTGTTTCAGGAGTAACATGGTATTTATCAAATGAAGAATATTTTGGTTTAGGTGCTGGATTTGTTACATACCTGCTATCCGACACCAAATGGTTACGACCTTTCTTTTTAAAGGAACCGGAAGAAATAGAAAAGATAAGAGGGCTATGTACTGACTATCGTATATATTTTAACAGGTTACAAAACATTTTTGATAAATATTCGGCAGGAGCAATTAGTGATAACAAAGCTGAAGTTGCATATACAGAAGCTTTTGAAACTAACGCTGCTAATCAAACAGATATAAGTATTGCTTTTGGAAAAATCAATCAGAAATTGAATAAAAAAGCGGCTTTAAAGAGTGATGAGTACTTATCAAAAATATATTTTTGATAAAAGTGCTAATAAAGATTCATTCAGAAGATATAGATTTTGTATTTAATGTTTGTTGGATATTAATAACGGTATCGTGCATTCTCTGGATCTCATTTTTCATGGTGAAAAGAAGTCCAGTCAATAATATTAAAATAACGGCAATCGCTGCTATTGTTTTATCTCTATCGTCTGATTTACTATACATATAGAAATGATTTAATTCACAAATGTAATAACTTAATTTTAAATCAAATGATTAATTTTCAAGAAAGAAGCAGGGAAGAAAGATCATTGCCTAATACAGGTAATGTTCCAAGACCAACAAGTCCGGAGAGAGGAAGAGAAAGAGGGGAGCAACCTAATCCGGGTAGAGTGGAAAGACCTGTAGCTCCACCAAGTAGAAAGTAGGTCTATTCCAGACTGGAAAAAACAGTCTGGAATATAAATTACAATCTTTTCATTGCTGTCTCGGAAACTTTTCCCTAATTGCGATAGTGTTAACGTAAAAACTAGTCAAACTTATGATTGTAAATAAAGTTTTAAATATAACCTCAGATGATGTAGAAAATCAAAAGGATTTGCAGATTCTTTTAGATTGGAAACGCACGCTTCAAAATAAAATCAATGAACTGAAAGTTCGTTTGGAGGTTGCAAGAAAAGAATATCAAACTCTTAATTCTGAAGAAAACAAATCAATTCTTATTAGGACATCTGACGCAAGAAACTATAATATTGCCTTTCTTGAATTGTTAAATGCTCACATTAAGAAATTAAAGAATAAGAATGGTTTAGGAGATCATATCCAAAATCTGCGGAATTTCAAGGCAGTCGCAAAGGAAAAACTTTCAGAGGAGTTGTATGAAGAAATAAAAAGGCTTGCAATTGAAAGAACCGAAAAAACAAGCGAATTGAAGTTTTGAAGTAAAAGCCATTGCTATCTCAAAAACTTTCACCATATTTGCAGTGTCAAACTACGATGAGTAATCATCGACCGAAGAGTAACGGATAATGCTCACAATCTTTTGTAGGGCTTTTTTTATGCCCTATTGTACGATATAGGCGGCTGCCATTTCCAGTGAATTTTTCAACTCTTCGGAGATGAACTCACGTAGTTTGACGACGGGAAATGTGTGGCCGTCTTCTTTTTGGGATGAATTCCATACTATAAAGTCAAACTACGTGATGTTATGAAAACAAATTCATTAACCGTATCTGCCTCCGGAAGCCGGAAGCATGTACAAGTCTCTAATCCATCAGCTTGGGAATCAATTGCCCGTATGTATAATTACTTTCCGAAGGCTGTTACTCCTTGTAAAAATGTTTATGAAGCAAAGATGTACACAGCCGCTTTATTGGCTGTTCTCTCCATGTGTTTTTTACCGTTGGTAATTGCAGCCTGTTGGGTATATTTCTCTGCAAAGAAAGGAGGTCTGTCATGACTCAGATAAACAATTTGGATGAAGCCCGGTTTCTCATTTATTTTTACGAAAAGAATAATCAAGAGTTAAAGCAGGAACGGACAAAGCTGTACGAGGAAATTGCTTTATTGAAAAATCGACTGTCCGAACAACGTACCCCGCTTTGCAGAACAACTATAATGACTGTAACGAAAGGAGGAAAGGCCGTATGACACAGAAAGAAGCTATTTGTCTGCTGGAAATCGTATCTGATGTAAACGATCAATATACCAAAGAAGAACGGATGAAAGCCGCCGCCAGGCTGGAAGAACTATTCCGCTTACTCCTTCCGGAAGATTGAACCTACATAAATGTCCTTTAGAAGCTCCCTTCGGGGGGCTTTTTTTGTATCCGTAAATTAACGGATGCTGTATGTATAAACATTTTGAATATTCCGAATTTTTAGCCCGGCACCTGGCACCGATCAGGCACACGGATACGGATTGTCATTTTTTACGTAGTGACGAAGTGGAAGAAATTTCTGATCTGGAAGAACGGATCTCTTCTATCCGGGATTATGTATTAGTTGCCATCGACGGACACAACTCGGATTTCTCGTGGATCAATAGTGACAATCTGGTTAATATCCCTCAATACTTTATTGCTGTGCTCAAACAGAGTGAGACAGGGAATATTGATGCTGTACACCAGTCGAAGGCTGCATGTAAAGATATCCTGATGCAAATCGTTTGCCGGATGATGGTAGACCGGGAAGAAGAGCAAAACGGACTTCAGTTTTTGGAGGTGGATAGTATGACCATGCGTGGAGTAGGTCCTATGTCCGAAAACTTTTACGGTGTAATGTTAGGCTTTAATCTCCGGAGTCCGGTAACGTATTTTATCAACGAATCAATGTGGATCTGATATGGGGGTGATGAAGAAACTTAGCGATCAGATGCGGACACCTAAACGGAAAAATTCCCTTTTAGGTGCCCGTGAAGGCTTGCCTTTTGAAATATCCCTAGAGTCGGCCAGTGCTGTCGCTCGTTACGAACGACGGCAGGACAAAGAAAAGCTGAAGCAATTTAATGATGATGTGAAAGCATGGAGCATTGATGTTACCCGGCAATTACGGGGAAACGTCCGTATGCTGGTCAAGCAGGATGAAGAGTTATCCGAGTCAATAGAACCGAACGTATATTTCCGAAATAGTGAGGCTGAACGGATTGGTTTTAGCTTCGCCCGTGAGGGAGTTTATATTCACAAGGGGGCCGGTCGTGGTCAGGGTGGCTTTCGTGGTGGTTCTAAATGGGTAGATGCTCATGGGATGGTGAAAGAAACGAACCCGTTTTCTTTCTTCAAAATGGGTACCGGTAACCGCAGACCGATACGTTGGTTTGATCCGGTGATTGATAAAAATTTGCCGTTTTTGGCAGATGTGGTAGCCGAATATGCTGCCGACATGCAGATTGATGCGACACGAATTTTTGTAGACAGGGAGGATAGAGAATAGGTATGGCGAACGATTTGAACAGGAGTATAAAGATTTATCTGGATAACAGCGCGGCAATGACCAGCGCGGACGAGCTTCGGCAACGGATCGGCGAACTGGAGAGTAAGTTGCTGGATTTGCAAACAGTAGGCAAGGGAAACTCCGCCCAGGCAAAAAAAATCGAAAAGGAACTGGCGGCTCAGACGAAAAAGTATGAGAATTATAAAAAGGAAGTTGCTGACACTGAGCGGGTACTGAAAAACTTGAGCGGTGCTACTTATAATGAACTGATTCGTGCAAAGAAAGAGGTTGATAAGCAATTACGATCCACAACTCGAAATACTGATCTATACAACAAAAGGTTAGAGATTCAGAAGTCGATCAGCCGCGAGCTTTTGGTCGTACAAAAAGAAATGCGGCTTGAAGTAGCTAGCCAGGGATCTGTTTTTTCCCGTGCCAACGATTTTATTGGTAAATACATGGGACTGATCGGAACGGGGATTGCGGCTATCACCGGGATTACGATGGCTTTTGCCAAGTTTCGGGATGAGCGGGACAAATTGGAATCATCCTCTGCAAACCTTAAAGCCTTGACTGGATTGGATGATGAAAATGTGAAGAAGTTGGAAGATGGGGCAAAACGGTTATCGACGACTGTAACCGAGGAAGGTGTCCGGATCAGGCAGAGTGCCGTGGAAATTGATGATTCGTTTGCGATCATTGGTAGCCAGCGACCAGAACTGCTTAAGAATGCGGAAGCATTGGAAAAGGTTGCTCAGGATGCCATATACCTTTCGATTGCCGGTAAAGATAAGTTGGAACCGGCAGCCAAAGCTCTTACTACTGTCATGAATCAAATGAACCTCGGTGCGGAGAACAGCCGACGGATCATTAACGCCATTGCTGCCGGTAGCCAGGCTGGTGCGGGTAATATCCAGTATATTACAGATGCTTTTGAAAAGTCGGGTACAACTGCCAGACTTATGAACATAGAACTGGAACAACATATTGGTTTGATCGAAGCGGTTGCACCGAAATATTCCGAAGCTTCTATCGCCGGTAACAGCCTTGACAAGGTGTTACTGAAGATGAAAGAGAAGGGGATCGGTTATAAGGATGGTGTGTTTGATCTTTCCCTGGCTATTGGTGAGCTGGAAACTAAATTTAAAAACGGTGAGTCAGCAGCCACTTTGTTCGGTGCTGAACATGCGAAGATGGCCGAGATCCTTGTTATGAATAAAAAGGAGATCGAAGATTATACGACCGCTGTGACTGGTACGAATAAGGCTGTTGTACAGGCTCAGATCAATTCGGACACAAACGAGGCTAAACGTGCTCAGGCCCGTAATAAAATGAACTTGCTCGCTATCGACCTGATGGAAAAACTTAACCCGGCGATCATTGGAGCCATGAATCAAACGGTACACTGGACGGGAAAGCTGGTTACATTAGCAACATGGGTAAGCGAAAATACTACTGAAATATTAGCTGTTGTTATAGGATTATCAGCTTACACGGTAGCCGTAAAGTCTGCAATTATAGTTGATAAATTACAGGTATTGTGGAATGAGAAGATTATCTCTTCTTTGAAAACAATGTATGCAACTATGTTGAAAAATCCTTACGCACTGATGGGAGCCGTGGTACTGACTTGGTTGCTTTATATGCGCAAAGCAAATCAGGAATTGACAAAGATGGAGGTTGTTCAGAGGCGTTTGAATAAGGTTGAAACTGAAGCTGCTCAAAATATAGCCGAACAAAAGACAGAATTGGAGCAATTTTTACGTGTCGCTCGTGATGAGTCGGAGTCGAAAGAACGTCGTTTGTCTGCCTTAAAAAAGATCAATGAATTATCACCTGAATACCTGGGGAATTTGACGTTGGAGGAGATCAATACAGATAAGGCAACGACTGCTATCAACAGATATATTGATAGTATATATGCGATGGCGAAAGCTCAGGCGGCTAAAGAACAGCTTGTCGAAATTGAAAAGGAGAAAATCAGACTGGATACTGATCCGGAGGCTTTTCTGGAACAAATCCCGTGGTGGGAAGAAATGGAGATCGGTTTATTCGGTTTGTTTAGTCAGGATAAAGCTGATCAGATGCTGGCTGATATGGTTGCTCGTGGAAGAGAAAGGCGTGATAAAACAAAAAGTTTGTTGGATGCCCAGGCGGAAGCATTGAGGGGGATTGTTACCGACAGTAGCAAAACTGTTGATGATATCTTAACGGGAAACTCATCGTCTGCCGGAGGTAATTCAGGGAAAAAGGTAAAAGATTCAGAGTTCAAAACGGCAATGGATTTGAACTTGAAAGAAATGGAGAATGCTCAATCGAAAAAACTGGCATTATTGAAAAAAGAGAAACTGGAGTCTGAGCAGACTGAACAGTTTTACAATCTTCAAGTACTATCTTCCGATGCTACTTATTATCAGAAACGACTTGAAAAGCTGCAGGACTATTTGAAGAAAACCAGTAGTAAGAAGATGCAGGCGGAGATCAATAAGCAGATCGTTGATGTACAGACGAAACAGTTAGAGGTAGAGCAGAAGCGGGATAAGGAGGTTGTTTCGGCCTTGCAGGATAATCGGGATAAACAATTGAAAATTGTGGAAAGTGGTTATATTATCCAGAAAACAGCATTGGAAAAAGCTGTTGCTGAACAAAAGATCACACGTGAACAGGCCGATGCCTTATCTCTATCTCTGGATGCAGAAACGGCAGACAAACGTTTGCTCATTTGTAAAGAGTATCAAAATGATGTTCTTTCTTTAGAATTGAGCAACGGACCGGAAAGAGCGAAAGCGATTGAGGACGCGAATAAGGCTGTGCTCGATGCAGATTTGAAAGCTTCACAATCCCGTGCCAATCAGCAGAAAGCGTTACAGGATTTGCTTAAAGACTTCAAAGGGCAATTCAAGCTTACAACGGTTGGGGAAGATACTGAAATTCAGTTGAAAGCTTTGAAAGATGTTTATAATGCCAAAAAAGAAATGGCAATTAAGGACGGACTGGATACAACCGAATTGGATGCCGCTTATGAAAAAGCTAAAACGAATATCCTGCAACAGGAAGAGGATAAACGTTACCAGATACGCCAGCAATATGGTTTAGTTTCTCTTCAGGAAGAATATGAGACGGAAATGCAATGGTTACAACAGCAACGGGATCAGGAGCTGTTGGATCTGGAAGAATTTGAAAAGGCTAAAGCCCAGGTTAAGATCAAATATCTTAAAAATAGCTTTGATTATTATTCAGGTATGTTTTCCGGTGCTATTTCAGCTTTGCAGGAAGCTGAACTGGCGAATATTGATGCGAAGTATGATGCAGAGATACAGCGTGCCGGTGATAATTCGGAGGAAGTATCCCGACTGGAAAAGGAAAAGGAGAACAAGAAACTTGCTGTACAGAAAAAATACGCAGGGGTGCAGTTTGCTATCAAAGTATCGGAGATCATTGCAAATACGGCTGTTGCAATCATGCAGGCTTTCGCACAAATGGGCCCAATCGCCGGGGCTATTGCTGCCGCCTTGATGACTACGACTGGAGCAGCTCAGATAGCGGTGGCTAATGCAGAACGCAAGAAAGTCATGAATATGACCGTTGACGGCAGTACTTCTTCCGGATCAGGAACACGAGTTGCAAGCGGTTCGGCTGGATATTATGTCGGAGGTTGGTCCGGTGATGGGAGTCCGTATGAGGTGGCTGGCCCAGTTCATAAAAAAGAATATGTTGTACCATCTTTTGTCATGAGTGAACCGGCTGCTATGAACCATGTTGTAGCCCTCGAAGCTATGCGCAGGCAGAAAACGAATGCTAACCCGTTACCCGGTTCTGTTGTAGGGATGGCAAACGGTGGTTATAGCGGCAATACACCGGATGAACCGGATGATACGACGGTCGGTATTCCTCTGTCGATAATCAAAATGTTGGTAGCATTACTTACACAGTTGAATAGGGGACCGCTGAAAGCATACGTTGTGCAATCTGAGTTACAGGCAGAGCAAGATAAGTTAAATGAATCTCGTAAAATAGGTAGTAAGTCATGAAGATAGTGCATTCTTCCGGGCAAGAGTTGAAGCTGAATCCCGGTACTGTGTTAGAAATGGAACGTAGCAACCCGTTTTTCAATGAATATGGAGAGCAATCGCTTCCGGTAAAACTTCCTTCGGATGAGTATAATCGCAAGATACTTGGTTTTCCTGATGATATGGCCGGGGTAAATAAGATGCCATCGCGGGCAGATGCGACGATTCAAGACGGTATTTATTCAATCCGTTGCCGGCAGGCTATTTTGTCTGCCAGCCGGAAGGATGGGATTGATACATCTTTCTATTTAAACACCGGATCTTTTTATGAGAAAATGAAAGATGTACAATTAACAACTGTTTTCAAGGGGAAAGTCATTAAATTATCATCGCTTACTACTGCGATCAACTTTGTCCGCTCGTTAATGATTACTCCAGATCCTCGCTTTTCCTGTTTTCCGGTCTTGGCAGAAAGCCACGATAACGGCGAGATAATTTGCCTGAACAAAGTTGGTGGCCCAATTAAACCGGACGGCTATTATACCCTGTGGAACGAACAGTATCGGGAAGAGACTGTTGATGATAAAACTGTCTCAACTCCGGCCGGATATTATATTACTCCATTTATTAAAGCAATGCATTTATTGGAGGAGGTTTTTAAGTATCTGGGTTATACCCTTGAAGAAAGTTTCTTTTCCAGGACGGAACCGTTTAAATCTATGGTTTTTCTGAACAACAACATTGATACTATTGTCAATGCAGAAATACGTTATGATCAGATTGTTCCGAGTTGCAATATTTCGACGATATTAGATATATTTCGTTACAAATTTTGTTGTGAGTTTATTCCGGACGAAGCTCGAAAAAGTGTCAAAATTGTACTGTTTAACGAGGTTGCCGATGGAAATGCAAGTCAGGATCTTACCAGATTGCTGACGGCTCCGATTAGTATCAATCATGGAGGAAAGTATAAGCAGGTTAAGTTGTCAGCAGAGAAAGGCCCTGTATTATCTTACAGTACTGATGAAGGGAAGCTGGTATCCTTAACACCTGACTATCTTTCGAAGTCAATGCATGAAATTGCTGCTATGTATCCGGAAGCCTTTATTGACCTCACAAGAGGCTGGATCATTCGCGAAGGTTTTTCCCCTGTCGATTATGTGATAGAAAAAGTAGGTACCCTAAATTGTAGCTATTATGCCGGTGGTACTCTGGAGGCTGAAAAAAAGGAGTCTCCCGATACGCTTGTCAGTATAGAATTTGAAACGCTATCAAGTGGTGTTGCACCTTACATTGAAACGACCAGAGCAATAAATTCGAAAATAGTCTGGAGCAATGAGCCTACACAAGGCAGTAATACCGAAAACTCGACTCAAGAAAAATCGGAATTGAAGCCTATGCTGTGTTTTACTGCTCACAGAACTTCCCGGTTTGATTCTGGTACTATTTATGCCTATCTCGATACACGGGAAAGGATATGGGATTATTCGCTGGCATATAACGGCCCGGACGGCTTGTTTGAGAAGTTTTGGCGTAAATATGATGATATGCTCCGTAACTCGATGCGCCCTGTTACAACGAAAATGCTTTTATCTGATATTGACAAACTCAATATATCGGCACATGAGAAAGTAATAATAAACAATCAGGAGCTATTACCAAATGTGATTAAGTACAACATCGGTAAAACTATTCCAACCGAATGTACTTTTTTGACAACGAAATTGTATAACCCGATTTCCTCTGCCAAATCTGAGTCAGAGCATTTTCCATCTTCCAAGTATCGTTGGAACCGTCGCTGGTCGAATAGCGTAGGAAGTCAATATAACTGGATGCAATTGAAGGAGCAACCACCTGTCTCATTCCTTCCCCCGCCCACGGATGAAGAATATAGGCGAGGAGGTAGGTATCATGTAGAGACGCATGCCTGTTGGTTTGGCATACAAGTTAATTTGATGGGTAAAATACCTATTTTGATAGATAAAATTGAAGGGATCTTGACCGTTTGGCTTGAGCCTGTTTTAAGAGAATGGTAATTGTCCTTTATCTATCCACCCGTCACTAATACTTTTGATCAAAAAATGAATAATGGCAGGAGTTCTGAATAAACCTGATGTGCTGAGTCTCTCTGGTAACATGAATCAATTTTTGTTATCCTCGACCGGTTTGGTATCCTTTATTTTGAAAAAAGGAAATCAGACCTTACTTGAACAGAGTTATGAGCCAGGACCCGACCTCATGGTCCGGATTGATCTGAAAGATGTTATCGAAGGGCAATTGAGTTATAACTTGGATGCCGGATCGTTGCTTTATGTTCAACCCAACCTTGCAGAAACATTTACTGCCGTGGTCGATGGTGCAGAATATAGCTTTCGGGTTGTTCGCGGTGGTGTGGCTGATCTGGCTGATACGGCAGCGAACTGGCTGAAGTTACATTTTCTAACTTGGCAACCGCGCGTGAAACAAGTGACTTACTATTCGCCGGAGTGGTTGACCTATTACGCTGTCGAATCTTGTACAATCAAATTAAAAGCAACTTATTCGGATAAGTCGATCCGGGTTATCTCACTGGGAACCTGTTCGGCTGGTAGTGCGACAACTGTAAATTTGCAGTATTCGGTAGTGGCCGGTAAGTTGGGTTATACATATCCGTCTTATTATGAGGTTTGGACCGAAAAATCAGATGGAACAAAACTGTCAGAATCACAGGTTTATGCTTTTTCATATCCTGTCTCTGAAGATGAACAGTGGTTTCTTTTTGAAAATAGTCTGGGTGGACTGGATACGTTCCGGGCTACCGGTACAAATAACCTTGCAGCGGAACATGAGCATAATCTTGCTGAATTTGGAGGTGTCCGTGAAGAATATGAGGTTGATACTCAAAGAAAGTATGTAAAGAATACTGGTTACTTGGATGCCTATTCACGTAAATGGTTGTTAGATTTTTTTCCTAGCAAGGCTAAATTTATATATGAAGCAACAGCGATCCGTAAGATTGTAGTAACAGATAGCAACGCTACCTATGTCTCTAACGAGCTACCATCTAACTACACTTTTACCTGGCAACTGGCAGAAGTTTCAGCGTATCTTAATCTTTTAAAAAACGATAGCGATATCCCAGACAATTTGATCGCTCCGGACTTGTCATCGCCGGATTTTTCTATACCCCCTCGGTTAGCTGAGTATCCGAGGGTACAGCTAACTGAGGGGGTATTGTTACCTGCATTTGATCCGTTCGCACCGAAACCAACTGTTACAAGCTACGGTGCCATTTACAGCACGATTAAAAATGCAGTAGTAAAAGAACTTGAAGATGAAATTTCCAAAATTGGTGATGGAAGTGGTTCTGGCGGTGGTGAAGGTGGGGGATCAAATATCGAGATCATTAAACTTAATGATCTGACTGCACCCTCTGATGAGAATGTTTTTTCTTCGCTTAGGACACTTTATGAAATCGAGCATTTTGCGAATCAATTAGACGATCGTTATATACGTAAGGATATTGATGATGTAGGTTATGGTTTTTATACCTGGGAAGCTGGCTGGATGACTAAAGCACCTGTTCGGTCTGCCATTTATAATCTAGGTTGGGAAGAAGAGAACCCGACAGGTTGGTATGTGTCTGAAGGGGGGATTGCCTGGTATAGTTCGATGAATGTCCGTGGACCTATTTTATCAAATGGTGTAATCGGATCGCCCTATTATGTATCCGGATGGACCGGTTACGGCTCCCAATGGGATATGGTAGGACATCGTTTGGAAACTGATTTTATATCGGTCCGGAAAGAATTGAGGGTTTATGCACTCGATGTATTCCGAATTTACGGAACAAACGGTGATCTAGCTGTGTCTACGACGAATAAGATTGACCGGGTTGTTGATATGGGATCGGCCTGGCGTTGCTACATTGATACGTATGACGGTGAAATGTACATGAACATGCGTATTGATGATGTAGTAAAATGCCAGACCTGGGAAAAGCTTTCCGGACGGTATTATATGGCACGTGTCACGAACATTGATGAAAAATGGTTTGATCTATCGAAAACTTTACTTGAAGGTACAACTACTCCTGCTGCAGGTGATATTGTAATACGTTGGAGTAACTTGACGAATAATGATCGTAAAGGATTGTTGTACCTATCTGCTTCGGATAGTTACGCTCCATATATGGATGTCAGGTTTGGAGATTGGGATGCAACGATAGGGACTATCAAAGTTCGCTCAGGTAGGTTGGACGGTATCAATGATCCGTTGTTCCCGGAGCTGTATATTTCTCACAACAATTTTGGTTTTTATACGTCTAATTTCTATGGTACCGGTGAACTGATCCTACGTAGTACCGGTGAATCTGTATCCCGGACATTTGAGGTGTTGAAAGACTCTATTAAGATGGGTCTCGATGAAGTTCGTTATGAATTACAGGTATCGCAGGGTAGTGTACTTGTCAATCCAGCCTTTCAGGAGGGAATTAGTAGTTGGGAAGTAACAAATGTGTATTATCCGTGGACTGTCAATGATAATTTCCTCCAAATCAATTACAAGCCTTTTGTCAATTTTGTGTCAGGAGGTATAGTTGTTACAGACGATGTTATCAACCGGCCTGTTTTGCAGATCGCTGATTCGACTGTGATTCAACGTAACACCTTATTTACTACGAAGACTCCGGGTAAATATTCCCTTCGTTTTTCTTACCGGTCGTTACTGCCTTTTGGCTTTATCGAAATAGGTATTCCGGGATCACAAATTTTTATAAAAGTAAATCTGTCGGAAAACCAGACTTATCAAAAAGCTGAAATTGCCGGGGATTGGGATGGTACAGGTGATTTCAGAATAGTAGTCAATGGGGTGGTTAACATTTCAGACATTTCTTTTATTGATGATAAACTGGCTAATGCAATCAATGAGGTTAAAGTCTATTACGATACGAAACTGACGTTCTACGCAGAAAAGGCGGTCATGAACTCTTTTAGAGAAGAGTACGACGAATTTAACAGGGTCGTCAAGAAAGATTATGCAACACAAACGTGGACATACAATACTATCAATACAGAAGTCGGAACGATCGTTAATGGGAAGTTGACAAATTATTCGACGACAACCCAGACGGCACGGATGATTGAAAATAAAGTTGCAGATTTGAATCTAGGGCAATATGCAACCACCTCCTGGACGAGCAATCAGATTCGGAATACCGTCTATGATCTGAATTTAGGACAGTACGCAACACAGAGTTGGACAAGTACAAAAATAGATGCAGTTGTTACCAAAGTCGATAGTATAAATAAGACAATCAGTCAGTCCGGTTGGATATCGGAATCAAGTGCGATCTCATTGTTTGCTAAGAAAACCGATATCACAGGGGATAAGGTTATTGGATATATCAATGTACAGCCATCTTCAATAAAGATTAGTGCAAAAAACATAGAATTGGATGGTACAACTATTGCTTCTGTCATACAAGCAAATACCATATCGACGAGTAAATTGAATGTACTGAGCGGTGCTAAGATTGGAGGATTTTCAGTTACGAACAATAATCTTACATGGTCACAATATAATTATTTCGGTCAAGGATCTCGAACTATCCGGATGGGGTGTGCCACTGATCAAGGAGGTGCGATAGATATCACTTTTGATGCTTCAACCTCTGGTGCATTTGGTATAAAATCAGTAGGTCGTGCTCCAGGTGGTGCAGCTATCTATGCATCTTCTATGTCTAGCCAGACTTATCCACCATCCGCAAATACTTATGCCGGTTATTTCGATGGAGCTTTTTATGCCATGCAGTACTATACAAAGCAAGGATCAACATATAAACGAGGGATCTCCTTTTCTAAAGGATATGACCTGGATGATGTACGTATTGAAGTTGAGAACGGATTGGTTGTAGGGTTATATAAAGATAATGGAAGTGTTATAGTTCAAGGTTACTAATATAAAATGAATAAGTATGAAAAAAGAAGCAATCAATTTTAATGTAGAGTTAAAAGATGCCTTTGGCAATGTCGTAAAAGAAAAAAAGACTCCTGATGCAAAGGAGAAAACGGTAGTAATGATAGGGGAATCCGTAGTGAGTATCCTTTCTCATCCCCATTCATTACCGGATGAGAAAAAAATGGATGCAAACGAAATTGTAAAGCGTCTGCTGTTACAACAGAAGGTTGCATCTAAAACTCCTCAAACTTACAATACAGATGAATTGTCTGTGATTCGTGAGTCTGTAATTAATATGTTCAATAAAAGAATGCTTAATGTCGAGTTGGCAGGAATCGTTCTTAAAATGACTGAGTAATGAAACAAGGAACATCGACCATTACAACCGTATTCACGAATGAAGTGGACGGTTTTAAGTACGAATATTCAGCGAACCACCAGCCGGGGGGAAGCCCTTCTTATATTTCTTTTACCGTGTTTTCTGGGGCTACAAATGTCGTGGGCGGGAATAAACGCACACAGAATAACACCTTTACATTTGAGGTTTATTCTTCGGTTACGGACGAAGAACGGAATGCTATCTATAATCAGGTAGCAACAGATTTAATGCAAGTCGTTGAATTATCATCAAAGATTAACATAACAACAACAGAGTAAATTTATGGCACTGACACAGGACGAACTGGATCAAGTATATAATTATGTGATGGGCAAGGGGCAATCGCTTGCCGGATTACCGGATGGAGGTGGTGATCTGACTAATATGTACCTGGCTCCCTTGCTGAAATATAGCCCTGATGGTAAGGCGAGTTTAGTTCGTCTTGCTGTTGCTGTTTTGAAAGGTGATTCTGCTTATCAAGTTTGGGTAAAAGAGCCTGGGAACGAAGGTAAAAGCCTGTCAGATTTTTTCGCTTTTATCAAAGGTGCTCAAGGTGATCCTTTTACTTTCGCAGACTTTACTCCGGAGCAATTGGCGGATTTAGCTTTGACTTATGAAAAGCTGACTCCGGAACAAAAGGAAGAAATGAAGCTGCACTTCGGTGACTTGACCGAAGCTGATATACTTGTACTCCAGAAACCGGCTACCGATGCGGCAGAAAAGGTACTCAAAGATGCTCAAGAGGTCAATGACAACTTAACAGCAGATGTTGTTAGGTTAGAGGAACGGGCTGAAACGGTTATCAGGGAAACGGGTGAATCGAAAGAATTAGCGGATCGGGCGACGAAGGCTGCTACCGATGCGGCTGGCCTTGCTAATGATAAAGCTGATCTAGCTGACAAGGCCGCTCAAAATGCCGACAAGAAAGCTGACAAAGCGGATAAAGCTGCAGATGAAACACTGTTAGTCAAGCAGGATACAGAAAAGGTTAAACAGGATGCAGAGAAAGCGATCGAATTAACGGTTGAAGCTGCGGCCCTTGCCAAAAAAAATGCCGGCATTGCCAATGATGCTGCTCAGGCGGCTAAAGAACAGGCTGGAGTAGCTAACAAAGCTGCTCAGGGTGCAGATAAAGCGACTCAGGCGGCAACAGATGCATCCGATCGGGCGACTACTCTCTCTAATAATCGCGATAAAATTGTTGCTGGCTATTGGTGGAAGTATGACGAGACTCTGAAAGACTATGTGAATACAACTATCCGGGCTACTGGTGAAACCGGACAGGGATTGAATATTGTCGGTCGTTATCAAACATCCGATCTATTGTTTGCCGCTTATCCTGATGGCGTGGTAGGGTGTTTTGAGGTCGGCACTGAGTCTCCTTATGAAATTTGGTACTATGATTCACCTGCAGCCAAATGGCGCAATTCAGGGCGTTTACAGGGACCGGCTGGTATGACTGCTTTCCAAGTTTGGAAACTGCAGCCTGGCAACGAAAATAAAACGGAACTTGACTTTTTCAAAAGCTTGTCACCTTATATCGGAGGCAATAAAAATTGGTGGCTGAATGGGGTTGATTTGGGGATCAAAGCTCCTGGAACGGACGCTTATAGTCCTCGGATAAACAAGGACAGTCACAAGTGGGAAGTGTACGATGATGAACAGCAGAAATATGTCGAGACTAATTGCCTGGCTGAAGGGGTATCAGTTAAAGTTGAGATCGTTAAGAATACTCCAACAGAGTACAAATTGAAATTTACGTCTGCCGATGGTGAGTTTATTACTCCGAACTTGATTGTTCGACCGGTCAGCAATAACGGAGTGTTGGATATTGATCATGAGCCAACAGCAGAAGATACGCATTATACTCTTGAAGGCGTGAATTATCCGTATTTACCCGGTCAGGAAGTACGGTTTAAAGATGGATCAGACATAACATTTTTTAAGTGTTATGACAATTCGGAGGTCGGTGCAGTCTGGGAGGAAGCCGGTGCTGGCAGTGCTCCTGTGAGCAATATCTATCTGCAAGGAGCGAATTACTTTAACCGAACCGTTCAGGTCATTAAGAATGGATATATTGAAAATAAGGAGGTAAGAAAATGACACAGAAAGGAGCGTATATATATCAGCAAATTATACTAACAACAGAAGAATGGGAGAAAGTCGGTGTACTGGAGTACCCGGAAGGTGTTTTCTTGATCGAAAGGAAAGCTGATGGTAAGTATGTGACAAAGCTGTCTGACGGCTTAGGCAATAAGACATTTGCCCAGCTGCCGGAATATCCTGCGGAACATAAGTATGAAGTGCCGACGCTTGATCATGTGCCCGTCCTTACTGACACATCCTATATCGGTAAGGACGGGCAGAGTCATTACTTTGAGATCGGTTACCAGTGTAGGTATTATGACTTCGATGATGACAAATACAGGTTTTATCAACTGGCTGATTTAAACAATGAGCGTACGGCTGCAGTCTGGCAGGAGATCGGCGGTGGCCAACTCGGTAGTGGCTATCTGGATGGAGGTGATGCCTACAGTGTCTATAATCCAGAGCAGGTAGTCGACTTTCAACCGATTTCGGAAAGAGGGTGGGATAACGAATAACAATTTAGTAATATATTGAAAATATGGCAGAAAAATTTCAGTTGAGAGGTCACACCTTAGAGGTTTGGCTCCGTAAGAACCCTATCATTGCGGATCGGGAACTTGTTATCATACCGGATGAGAACACATTCGCTATCGGTAATGGTAAGGATAAATTTAGCTTGCTTACTCGTCGACCTTTCGGTGCGGATGCATGGGAAGTGCTGGTGAAATACGGAGATTATACCGGCACCCGCGAGGACTTCTGTAGACAACTTTCAGACGTGATGAAGATGCCGGAACAGCAGGCCGGCACATTGACAAACGCGGGCGCCGGTTGGAACTCTTTTACTTTCCCGCGCGAATTTGTAGAAGAGTGTTATGTGATGCTTACCGTGCAGGAAGTGGATTGCCGGGTGGCTGTCAGAAAAACAACAAAGCAGGGGTTTCATTACATTTTACACACAGCCGATGGAAATACAACCAGTAGTGCGATTCTGGTCAACTGGATGGCCACCGCAGTTTCGGAACTGAATATGGCACAAGCAATTGCAAAACTGGCCGGATTGGACCCTTTCGCTTATGACGACCTCACGACTCTGTTTAAAACTCATGCCTCAGAGGTCGTCGCGAATGAGGCAGCATTTAATATGGTGAAGCGTTCCGCAATGGCGTCCGCTCGATACCTGTGTTTTCTATGTGATCTTTCGCATGACAGTTTTTATAACATGGTATCGATCGCGGAGAGTGTGCTGGCCATGAATGCTGTGAGTGCCAATGAAGTTGCGGTTGCATTTATCAACAGCTCGCCTGGTGCCTTTGATAGTGTCCGGCTGAACTCGATGGCTATGGGTAAGCATCTGGCTGGTCTGTTAGGTATGTCCCCTGTCAATTACTCAACTGTTACGGATTTGCTTAATGATACAGTTGCCTTGACTGCTTTGGTGGCTGATCAGACGGCAATGGTTGCTTTATGTGCGTCCGAAGTCGCCTCGGCAGAAATGGCTGCACATGAGACGGCGTGCAGCGCCGTCGCTGGAAGCGACATCGCAATGACCGCCGTCGCTGGAAGCGACATCGCAATGACCGCCGTCGCTGGAAGCGACATCGCAATGACCGCCGTCGCTGGAAGCGACATCGCAATGACCGCCGTCGCTGGAAGCGACATCGCAATGACCGCCGTCGCTGGAAGCGACATCGCAATGACCGCCGTCGCTGGAAGCGACATCGCA